GTCTATATCCACCACTAACGTCAGGCTCAAAGTTTTCTAACTCCAATGCCATTCCTGGTTCCATAGCAAAAGTAGAACGGTCAAGAACTAAACCACCTTGCAAAGGAAATGTAAATGGATTAAGACCAGACTCATCTGCCATGTTTTATCCTGCAAAAGATCCTATTGGATTTCTATAAATGACTGTAGAACGAATGTAGTCTGCCCTGTTAGACAAAAGGCTTTGCATACTTTTAATACCTTCTAAAAGTCTTTCGAAATTTAATTGGTATTGAGTAGACTCGCCTCTATATTGATAACTAAAAGCAGTTGCTCCATCTACAATTACTTGCCTATATTGTTCAGGTATTGTAGGTACATCTGTAGCACTGCTAAGAGCTGTTGTGTATACATAATATTCATATTTTAATGAATAAGCTTTGTCTGGATAAGGATACAAACCAAAATTATTATCTGGTGTTCTAAATACGTGAGTAGGTACACCACCTACATCTGATCTATCTTCTTGTTCAATAAATCTATTTAAATAATCTTTATAATCTAAAACAGTTAAAGACCTACCTTGAGCACCCAAACTAGAGTCTTCTACAATTCTAAATGTATCATAGTCTACATGTTTAGCTGTAGCAGGAATTGTATAACGTGTAGTTCCAGCTACTAAAGTTTCTGTCTGTGTAGAATGATTATAAGGCCAACTATATTCACGAGTGTTGATATAGTTAATAGCATCATTTACCGCATTCTTACATTGTGTTTGAAATCCACGAGAAGACGTAAAGCCAGCTTCAGTTAAAGCTACCTCATTAAATCTAGCTAAGACTTCGTTTGTAAGACCTAAGTAATTATATGCCATTTTTACCTCTTCAGGGTAGTAAAGGGGCCACCCTAAAGCAGCCCCTCTAAGTTTTTAGTTATACGAGGTCACGAGAAACCTCAGCAGCACCTTTGTCGGAACCGATAGAATCAACATCCATCAGCATTGCCCAAACACGTACTTTACCTGCTGTAGAAACAGTTGTCGCAGCTTGAATTAGAACATCAATAGTGTCTGATGTTGTAACCAAGATAGGACATGCAGTGTTTGCCAATGTTGCATAGTCACCTGCAGAAGCAGAATCAAATGCAAAACCGTCAACAAATGCATCAACGTCACCACCTGTGATACCAAGGTCAAGAACCGTACCAGTACCACCTGAAGGTGTTGTTGTACATTCCATACCTGCAGCCATTACCATTGTGTTTGCACCAACAGTAATTGCTTGAATGATATCTGCGGCAGCTAGGGCAGAACCCTTAGCAGTTGCTGCTGCAGCCATGTCGATTTCTTTTTCGACCATGTATGGTTTGTTAGATGGATTACCACGTCCACCTGCTGCTTTAGAGAGAGTTGTTACAGTAGCCATAATTTATACCTCCCTTACGCTGCGTTATACTTGGCAGTAACGATTGCTTCTGGACGAAGAATCTTACGACCGTATAGGTGCATACCACGAACGATGTCAGCAAAGCTGTCAGGGTCACGATATGTTTCCGTTTTGTTGATTTGCTCTGCGGTTGCAACAGCAGAATCATGACCAGCAACAATAACACCATAGTCAGTGTTTTGGTTTGCAGAGCCAGTTGTACCTGGTCCTGTACCTACAGATGGCAAGTTGCTAGATGAGTACACACGGAAGCCGTGGAAGTTTGCAACAGTCAGACCATTGCGAAGTCCACCTGATTCACCGAAATCTGCGTTGAAGAAACGTGAGTCTTCGTCAGCAAGAAGTTCCATGAATACTGGGTCAACTACGAGCCAACGACCAGACTTGTCTACTTGTTGTTGGTCAAGCAAACGAGCCATACGAGCAACAACCATTGCTGGTGAAGCTGTAGCAGTTGGAAGAGCAGTTGCACCTGGCAAACGTGCTGCGAGTGGAATGGAGTGATCACCAGCAGAAGATGTAGTGATGTTTCCAAAGTCACCCTTTTTCAGTTTCATGCTTGAAAGCAATTCATCTGAACCAGCAGTTGAAACAGCTTTAGTACCATTTACGGTAGTGTTTACTGCGTCTGCTGCTGAGTGCAGTGTTGATTGTGCGTAACCAGACAGGTAGCCAAGAACTTCTTGGTCATGCTGATCAGCCAAACGATATGCTGCACGATTGGTTGCAAGATCCATAAAGTTGACATGTGAGTGAGCTTCCTCGATGTCGTCGATTTTAAACGCAAAGTAGTTTGCTTTGTCGACTACAAGAGAAAAATCCTCATCGTCAAGATCTTGTGCTGAAATTTGAGTTCCACGAGCATAAGAGCTTACGGAAATTTCAGGTTCTTTGATGATTTTAACAGTGTCACCTTGAGCACTGATCTCACCAAAATAATCAGAGTTAGTGATGTCACCAACTACGGTACTCTTACGAAATGCAAGTTGTACCTTTTTAGAATAGATTACGGAACTAAAGTTACCGTTAGGTAAGTTACCGTAACCCGATGCTGAAGTAAAAGCCATGATAAAATCCTCCTGATATTTGGCTTCGGGTTACAAAGCTAAACACCGACAAGAGGCTGCTACATTTTCTAGGGTGCAGTTGCTACTCAGTTGGCCTACCAAGTAGCTTCTGGGCCTATACTTGAACAGGTAGTTCTTATTAGTTTAGACTTTAGTGAAAATGGGTTTATAACAAAAGGTAGTCAAAAGAGGCTTTTGTTGTATGACCCTAGTTATACTGATGATTTTTTATTTGTCAACAGTTATCTGGCAGAACCAGTTACGTCATAAACGAATTTACCGCTACGCATTGCAGCATTAATCTCGTTTGAACGTTCTTCAAATTCTTTGTCAGACATTTTTGCAACCTCTGACTCTCGAATCATTCCATTTGCATCAGCTAAATCTACTTCTGTTCTACTACGTTTAGTAACTGTTTTAGCTGCTGCTTTTGTTTTAGCTTTTTTAGCTTCATTTGTAAGACCCTTATCTGATTTATAAAGATCAATTACACGAATTACTGAAGCTGGATCATCAGAGTTTTCATAAAGAGCATCACGTACCCATTTAGGTTGTTCGTCTGCCCAATCATGAAATTCGTCTGAACCTCGTAGGTCATCAAAGTCTGAATGTGACTTACGTATTTCATTTTCAGCTTTTACTCGTTCAGCTTCTGCTTGAGCTTCATCTAGTTCTTTAATACGAGTATTAGCTCTTTCAAACATTTCTTGTGCTTTTTTAGCTGCAATTGTTTCTACAATACCAGCTACATCAGGATATTCTCTTGACCACTCCTCAATATCTTCATCTGACTTGGGGGGAATAATACCCATTCTTTCAGAACTTTTTTGGAGTGCTTCTAGTTTAGTTTCCCACTCCTTTTCTTTTTGTTGCATGTGGCGTCTTAAATCACCATAACGTTTTTTAAAGCTTCTTTCTTCTGCAGATAACGTCTCTTCTTTAACTTCTGTATCGGTCTCTTTCGCTTCGATACTTTCTTTTTTTGGTTGCTGTTCTTCGTCTGATTCAATTTCACCACGTTGTTCAGCTTCAAGACGCTTGATCTCCTCTTCTTCATCTTGCATACGTTGTTGACGTCTGGCGTAGTTTGATCCTCGTTCAACAAATCCTGCAGTTTTTGGTGTTTCAACTTCTGCTAGTTCAGGCATATTCCATCTCCTTTATGTTGGGGCCAGCTATTACACTGGGTAGCCTTATAGTTATTAGTATAGGATTATTTCTTTTTCTTTCTCATTAAACCGCCTTTATTAACTTGTGCATAAATATCGCCAGACTCTGCTTCTGCTATTTGTCTTGCTTGATTTTCTGCAACTTTATCTGCAGTTGGTTTTGGTCTAGGTTTTGGTCTTATTGTCTTAGGTCCAGGTTCATAAATTGGTGGTCCATCATCATCATCTGTACTAGTTTTTTTACCACCTAAAAATGTAGAATCTCCTGGTTTTGCTTTAGGGGTTGGTTTAGGGGTTGGTTTAGTTTCCATTTTAAATATGTCAGTTCTAATTTGGTTTCTTTTGCTTTGGATAAAATCCATTAAGTCAGAATCAAAATTAGGATCTTTTCTAAAATCTTTGCTTTTAATAGAATCAGGAACTGTAATACCAATACCTTCCAAAGCACTAATTACATTTTTTTCTCCACTGGCATTAAAGGTATTTTCAAAAAACTGATCTGCTTTTTCTAATCCAACAGTACCTTTTACTGCTTTATCAATAGCTTTTTGAAGCATTTCGGCACCTTCTATATCTCCTGCAGCAGTTCTTAGTGCAACCTCTGCTCTTGCCTTAGCTAAGTTTGCACCTTGAACTCCATACTTAGCCGCTCCACCACCAAGTATGCCTAAAGGAGTTACAGATCCTACAAAACCAGCTATACCAGCTCCAATTTTAGCTCCTGTGCCAAAATATCTGTTTACAGAATCTTCAGCACTGGAAGTAATACCTTTATACCAAGGCTCTGGAGTAGGTGCCTCTGGTCTACGATCTCCACCAGTATCTGTAACAATAGCAGTAGTTACAGGAGCTGGCTCACACATTTTAGTTTCTGTATTATAAACCATACCTCTAGCTGCACAAGTTTCTGGAGTCTCTCCTGTTTCAGGTACAGTAGGAGTTATACTTCCTGGACCTGTAGATTCCCAGCTAAAGCCAGTTCCAATATTTGGAATTACTGCCCCACCTACAGCCATACCTTGAGGTTGTTGATACATCATGTTTTGTTGAAAATAAGGGTCAGACTGTTGTTGTGGTTGAACCATACCACCTTGCATCATAGTCTGTATTTCCATCATTTCAGCTTCAGAAAGATCATCGTCAACAGGTTCACCACCTATTCTACCATTTCTTTCCATTTCTTGTAGGCCTATTTTTGCATCTGCCCTAAGATCTTCAAAGAATTTTACACCATAGTATTGAACAACATCAGCAGGAACAACGTATTCACCTTCAGACAATCGAGCAGGAATATCATCTCGAACTTCTTTGGCCATAGAACCAGGGGGTACTTCATTACCTGATACAGGGTCTACATCCATACCGTCATCTCTTAGACCACCTTCTCTCATAAAGGCCATTTCCATTTGTCTGTTCATTACTGTTCCACCTTTGTTAAAGTCCTTGTCAGGATTTTCTCTTGACTCAGAAAGACCTAATTTCTTTTTTATTCCGCTTAAAAAACCTTTTTCTTTTTCAGGCTCTCTTCGAGGTTGTACTTTATATTGATAAGGATCTACACCCTCTTTTCCTGTGTATTCAAACTTACCACCCTCTTGTTGAAGCATAGTAGTACGGGAGTCAATAGGAAAACTTTTTTCTCTTTGTTTTGCAGAAAGCTTTCTCCTATATTGGGCAAGCCTAGCTTCTATTTCTCCCCCTGCACCACGATAAAAATTTGTTTCAATATCAAAATTTTCTTGCTCTAGTTTATATAAATCACTTGAAATTTTATTAAGAGCTAAATTATATTTATTAACCTCTTTATCAAGATGTCTTAAAAGCCGATACCTTCCGTATGCCTCTCTTACTTCTACTACTGGAACATCATAGTCTCTTGCAATAGAAGCCCAAGATGGTCCCTCATAATCCATTTTTTCTTCATTAAAAGGTTTCAATTTATAAATTGCAATTTGATCAGATTCAGATAAATTTTTTAAAGGGTTTTTAGCAAATTGCTCACGCATAATTTTTCTTTGATTAACTGCAGCATTTAACTTTATGTCTAGTTTCTCTTCTTCTTTTTTTAAAGGGGCTATTTTAGTTTGAATTTCTTTTGATTTTTTTTCAGTTAAAACATTTGGAATAGATTTTGCGCTTGCGCCACGAACAAAACCCTCTTCATACTGAACTATATGTTGTATTTCATGGATAAGGGTACTTTTAATATCTTCGTAATTTTTAAATGCAGATAAATTTATACTTATAGTGTCATCTGCAGCAGAGCCAAGAAGATTAGGTTGACTTGGATTACTATAAAAAATAACATCTACGTCTTTTAAATCAGAATATTTTTTAAAAAACTCCTCGTGTTCTAATACATTACCAAGTTTCTTATATAATCCATTCTCTCTACTACGAGCAACTTTACCCAACTCTTCAAAAAAACTAGATGATAAATTAGGATCGTCAGCAGGGTCAGTAGAATTTTTATTAGTTTTAAAAACGGATTTAAAATCTTTTAGGTTAGATTTGCTATCGTCTATTTCAAAACGCCACTGACCATCTTTTGGATCTACGTACCAACCAGTTTGTTCCCAGATCTTTTTATTTGTAAAATAACTATCTTGTACGTTTGTAGGGTCTACATTAGACTTCTTTAAAAGTTTTATTGCTTTTTTAAGATTTTTATCTTTTGCAGCTCCTTCTGCACCAACTCCACCAAATATCCTTAGTGCACCCTTTGGTACATCAAAAGGTACAGATGCAGCACCTGCTCCAGAAGCTAAAGAAAACACATCACCTAATGTTCCTTTTGGAGTAAACATAGTTTCTCCAAGATCTTCTATAGCACCTATTGTAGCAGCACGGGCAAACTGTCCCATTTGTTCTTTAGTAGGTAGCTTAGGATCTTCTAAATACTCTGATACAGATTCTTTTATAGTAGGAATAGCTTCTGTTATTTTTTGTCTTGTAGTTCTTTGATCAGGATTTAGTCTTACAATGTATGTACCAAGCCTACCTTGAAAAACGGGATTACCTGCGTCATCTTCTCCTACTTGAATATCGTCTGTACTAGACCCCTTTGGTCTTTGAAAGAATGGAACAGTCTCTAAAGGGTGTACAGTCTTTTCTTCTTCTCTAGAAAGAGTTGACATTTGTTCAGCAATATTTCTACTACGCTGCCTTTCTAGCTCAGATTGTGGACCTATAGCTTTTTCAGTTTGTTCAGATAACCCACCCTTTTTATAACCTTTTTTAGGAGTAGACTCTAGGAATTTTAAAAAAGCAGGGTCTTGATTTGCAAGTTCTTCTGTAAATTCGTAATTAATATCATTGTAGGTAATCCTTCTAACGTCCATTACCCTATCCCAAGTATAATCTCCGTAGTTTTGTCTTAAAGAGACTTGTTTTACTTTTTCCCCTTGACCAGTATAACCCCATTGACCCCCACCAACAACATTTATGTAATTAGAATTACCTTGAGAAGTTATCCTATCTCCTGCGTAAAATGTTACATGATCTGCTATTCCATATCCTTTTTCTCCTGGTTTATCCCAATCAAAAATAACCAGAT